GGCCGACATCGGGTATGACGCAAAATGGACAGGCGTTCGAGCTTCAGATTCAGGGGCACCCCACCAAAGGTTTAGAGTCTTCATCGTTGCCTACCCCCAAAGCCCAAGATGGCTATAAAGGGAATACAAAGACAAGTGCCGAGCGTAAGGCAAAGGGCTTCTTTGTAGACCTTCCGAATGTGGCCGTTGACCTGATACCAACACCAACTACAAGAGATTCCAAAGATGGCTCAGCTGACCGTATCAGAAACGACAAGGTGCAGACTGACACAGTTGCAAGAGCAATTCTTAGCAGCGGTCAGGTTTCTTTAATGGGAACACCACGCACAAGCACAGCTAACGGGTCAACCCGTAAGCAAGTAGAAGCAGGTGCGCCAAAGTCTCGTATCGAAGACCAAGTTTTAACAACTAACTGGGGCAAGTTTCATTTAGCCATAACACGATGGGAGGCTGTCATCGGCAGAGCAGCCCCAGAGCCAACTAAGCCAGACGGAAAAGACGGAAATCGAAGACTCAGCTCAAAGTTTACAGAGTGGATGATGGGCCTACCTGATGGCTGGATAACCGGACACGGCCTCAAGCGTAACGATGAGCTGAAGCTAGCAGGTAACGGTGTAGTGCCACAACAAGCTGAGCTTGCCTTACGCCTGTTACTCGACTTACCCGGGGAGAAAGAAACCTAATGCCGCTCTACGATTACAAGTGCAAGACCTGCGACCTTAGAATGTCGGTGATTAGAAAGATAGATGAGCCAGAGCGTACGCCACTCTGTGCTAACTGCGTGAAGGATTTAATAAGGGTCTATGACTCCGCACCCGCTGTAACCTTTAAAGGTAATGGCTGGGGTAAGGATTCATAATGGCACTTATTCGATTCGGTGGCGGAAGCCAACTGTACATCTACCCGACATCAAAAGGTTATGTCTGTTGTGATTGTATAAGAGAACAAGCCAGCCTGAGCTTCGAGAATAAAGAACAGCTCAAGGCTCATATACTTGTACACAAGGAAGCGCACGACACTATCGGGCTAGTGGGTAACACTTTAACTCACCAGAGCTATGACGAACTACTCGATGATGTGGATAGGTATCCCAACTGATGATTATCTTCCCTAAGCCCTGCCTGAAGTGTAAGGCCCTATTCAAAGCCCGGTCCGAGTATTGCGATAGTTGCCGGCTCGAAAGAAAACCAAGAAGCCCTACCCCTAGAGTCGAATCATTTGAACGGAAACAAAAGAAGCGGTTACTCTATGGGGGGGACTACAAGGCAAGGTCACGGATAGTTCGAGAGTCAGCAACTCATTGTCACATTTGTAAAAAAGAATTTACCGACAGGAGGGAGATACAGGCTGACCACCTAGTTCCCGGCAATCCTGACAGTCCACTAGCCCCAGCCCACAGGACCTGTAACGCTCGCAAGGGCAATAGGTATGTGGGAAGTAAAAAAACCCTTTAATAAGGTCCTCAAGCCCTGTACAAGCCCCCTATAGCCCCCCACCGGTATTTACCCGGGGGAGGGTGTTTTCTTTAGCACCAGCGAACCTTATACCCCGAGCCCCTGAGCTTCTGTGTATAACCGCGAAACTAAAAGTTTTTTAGTATGCTGTAAAAATGAAACTAGAAAACCTACGGATTCAAAATTTAATCCTTGACCCCGAAAATGCCCGGCAACATAATGAGCAAAACATTAAAGCGATTATGGGAAGCCTCGAGGAGTTCGGACAACGCAAACCAATAGTCATAACTGCTGGTGGCGTAATCGTGGCTGGCAACGGAACAGTCGAAGCCGCAAAGAGATTAGGCTGGCTAGAGATTCAAGCTGTCCGGATTCCCGATGACTGGACACCCGAACAGACCAAGGCTTTTGCTCTTGCTGATAATCGAACTGCCGAGCTTGCCTCTTGGAATTCGATAAAACTATCTGAGCAACTTATCGAGCTAGAGGAAGCTGATTTTAAAATCGAGGAATTCGGTTTTGCTAAGGAACAAATTGCTGAGGATACTAAGCCCGAAGAATTTCCAACCTTTGATGATGTAGAAGAAACCTCACACCGCTGTCCTAAATGTCATTATGAGTGGAACGGAAAATCATAATGAAAGATTCTGTAATGCCTAGAGGTAAGTGGGAGTTTGACCAAGCTGTTACCGAGGTTTTTGATGACATGCTTTCCCGGTCTATTCCGGACTACAAAGGAATGAGAGAACTAACTACAAACCTTGCTGTTAAATTTGCTAAACCCGATACCGACATAGTTGACCTTGGCTGTTCTCGAGGAGCTGCTTTAAAGCCAATCTATGAGGAGCTAAAAGACTCTGTTAAATACTTAGGCATTGAAGTTTCTAAACCGATGAGAGAAGCGGCAAAAAAAGAAATACCCTTTGCCGAGATTCTTGACTTAGATTTAAGGAAGGCCTACCCAAGAGCAAGAGCCTCAGTTACCTTATCGGTCCTGACCCTCCAATTTATTCCTATCGAATACAGACAAGAGATTATCCAAAATGTCTATGAGAATACCAATCAAGGTGGTGCTTTTCTTTTTGTAGAAAAGGTACTCGGTTCTGATGCCTACGCAAACAAACTTTTGATTGAAACTTTTCTAAAGACCAAGGAATCACAGGGATACTCTAAAGAGCAAATTGAAAGAAAAAAGGAAAGCCTCGAAGGTGTACTTGTCCCGGTCACTTCAGATTGGAATGTCGAACTACTTAGAGAAGCCGGATTTAAACACATCGAGTGCTATTGGAGACACCTAAACTTTGCCGCTTGGGTAGCGATTAAAGAATGAAACCAGATTATTCGATACCTCTAATGGATGAGGTTCGAGCCAAAAAGGGAACTAACGGTTTCACTATGATTTCTACTTTTTCCGGATGTGGTGGTTCATGCCTCGGATTCGAGATGGCTGGCTTTGACTTGCGTTGGGCAAACGAGTTTATCCCGGAAGCAAGAGAGACATACCGAGCAAATCACGATGGAGTTATCCTTGATGACCGGGACATTCGAGATGTAAAAGGCTCAGAGATACTCGAGGCAATCGGTCTAGAGAAGGGCGAACTAGACCTGCTTGAGGGTTCACCTCCTTGCTCATCTTTTTCTATGGCCGGCTCTAGAGAAAAAGCTTGGGGCAAAGTTAAGTCTTATTCGGATTCTGAGCAAAGGTCTGATGACTTATTCTTTGAATACTCTCGACTCATAAAAGAGATACAACCAAAAACCTTTATAGCCGAGAATGTTTCCGGGCTAGTTAGAGGTACTGCGATTGGTTACTTTAGAGAAATACTTCGTGACCTCCGTTCTAATGGTTATTTAGTTGAGGCAAAACTTCTAGATGCTAGTTGGCTAGGAGTTCCACAAGCTAGAAAAAGAATCATCTTTGTCGGAGTTCGCAACGACTTAGTTGAAAAGTATAAGGTTGCCCCGGCGTTTCCCTCACCTTTTAGTTACCGGTATTCCCTAAGCGAAGCACTTAAAGACACGACACCTTTAGAAAAATACCTAGACCAAGAAACAGGAATGGACATAAGCCTTGACAGATACGCTATTGGCGCAGAGTGGGACAAGACTCAAATCGGCAAATCTTCGGAAAAGTATTTTCAGCTAGTAAGACCTAACCCGGCTAAACCGGTCCCAACTATTACAGCTACTGTTGGAAATGTAGGAGCAGCTTCTGTTGTACACCCAACTGAAAAAAGAAACTTTACTCTTGAAGAATTAAGGCTTTTATCTAGCTTTCCAAAAGACTTTGAGCTAACCGGAACATACACGCAAAGGTGTGAGCGAATAGGCAGAAGCGTTCCACCCTTGATGGCTAAGGCAATAGGTGAGGCTATAGCCGAAAAGATACTTTCAAAAATTCTCTAAGGCACTAAGTAACACCTACAACTTTTTAACTTCGCAGATGGGTAAGTAATGGCACAGGTTGGTAGACCCCCGAAACCGATAGAGCTTAAAAGGCTAACTGGTAACCCGGGAAAGAGAGCGTTACCCGAGCAGGGAACTGTAATGCTTATACCTCAAGCCCTATCCACGCCTGAGCCAGCTAGACCTTTGCTCAAGTACGGTAAGGAACTTTGGGACAGAGTTTGGGAATCGGGCATCGCTTGGATAAGTCCGAACAGCGATATTGAAATTCTTTTAATGACTTGTGAGATGGTTGATGAGCGTTGGAACTTGAGAGTAAAAGTTATGACAGATAATAATTCTAAAGACCGGAGAGGCTTGCGAGAGCTAGAAAAATCTATTTACTCGAATCTGTCTCTATTAGGTTTTACACCGACTGATAGAAGCAGACTCGGTGTTGCTGAGGTAAAAAAGATGAGCCGACTAGAAGAATTAATGACCAAGAAAGCAAACCGTGAATAGTTGGCCACCTGCCTACCTCACCCCTGTATCCCCGGAAGCAATAAAGCGTGGTGACGGTGAGTATGCTATCGAGTTCACCGAGGCCTTTGGTTCAATCGGTAAAGACGGTATTGCCGGCCTAGCAGGTGAAGCACTTACCTTGCGAGATTGGCAAAAGGAACTGATTCGCCATGTCTACGCCAGAGATGAAGATGGCGGTCTACAATTCAGGACTGCCCTAATCGGGATGCCAAGAAAAAATGGCAAGTCTGCCCTATCATCCGCAGCGTTTGGTCTCTACTCACTTATAGCTGAGGGTATTCAAGGTGGAGAGGTTTATTCGGTAGCTGCTGAAAAAGAACAGGCTCGAATCGTATTTGGCGAAGCAAAGAGAATGGTTGAAACCTCGGAGCTTTCAGAGCTCTGCACCTTGTATCGAGATGCCATTTTTGTACCCTCGACAAATAGCGTTTACCGAGTCGTGTCTGCCGAGAGCTATAGCAAGGAAGGATTGAACCCTACCCGAATTATTTTTGATGAGGCCCACGCACATAAAGATAGGACTTTGTTTGATGTGTTCTCGCTCGCTATGGGAAACCGAGGCAAGCTTGGTCAGCTAATCGCTATCACCACAGCCGGGCAAAAGACAGACATGACCGGACAGGACTCTATCGCTTACAGTCTTTACCAATACGGCAAGAGAGTTGCCAGCGGTGAAATAGAAGACCCTAGTTTATTTATGGCTTGGTGGGCAGCCCCAGATGAGGCAGACCATCGTGATGTAGAAGTATGGAGGAGAGCGAACCCGGGCTTTGATGACCTAGTTTCTAAAGATGACTTTGAATCAGCGGTTAGAAGAACACCAGAACCGGAATTTAGAACAAAGCGATTGAATCAATGGGTAAGCTCCATGAACGCTTGGTTACCAAATGGAGCTTGGCAACCACTTATTCAAGAGCGTGAGTTACTACCCGATGATGACATAATTATTGGATTTGACGGCTCATTTAACGGAGACTGTACAAGCCTTGTCGGTTGTACGATTCCGAAAGAGGATGAGAAGCCCTATTTATTTATGATTAAGACTTGGGAGAAGCAACCCGAAGATACCGATGATTGGCGTGTAAACACTCAAGAGGTTGAGGATATGATTATTCAATTCTGCTCTACCCATAATGTTAAAGAGATAGCCTGTGACCCTTATCGCTGGCAAAGGTCTATGGATGCTATGGCAGAGATGGGTTTGCCTGTTATTGAGTTTCCGTCAACTAGCCCAAGCCGGATGGTTTCTGCCTGTGCCAAGTTTTATACCTCGGTTACAGAGCAAACAATGATTCACGATGGTAATCCATTACTTGAGCGACACTTAACCAACGCAGTAGTCAAGACCGACAGAATTGGGCCTAGAATTGTAAAAGACAACAGAGGCTCACCACGCAAGATTGATGCTGCTGTAGCGGCAGTCATAGCCTTCGATAGGGCAACTGTTGGTAGAGTGGAGGATGAACAACTTGTTCCACAATTCTTTATCTAAGGCGGCTATGGCAACGACACTTCAAATCATCGGAGCTTCAGCAATAAGTATTGGCGCAGGTCTTATCTCAATACCGGCAGGTTTAATCATCGCCGGTATCTTTGCACTTTTATTTGGCTTGGCTGCCGAAAGGAAATAAATAAATGCTCAATAATCTTTTTGAACAGCGAGCAATAAGCTTTCAGACCATCTGGGGTACTGGTGGTGACATTGAAGTTCTAAATCAGTCCGGTACAGTAATCAATCCTGAATCTGTCTTTAGAGTCAACGCAATCTTTTCAGCAGTTAGTCTTATCTCTGACACCATCTCAACTCTGCCAGTTGACTCATACATTCGCAGGGATGGTGCTCGCTTTGCTTTCCGACCAAGACCGGCTTGGGTTCAGCAACCAGACATTGATACAACCAGAGAAGCTTTTTATGGTTCGCTGATTGTTTCGCTTTTACTAGATGGCAACGGCTTTGTTCGAGTCTTTAGAGATAGTGCTGGTCGAGTTGTAAACATGACTGTACTAAACCCAAGCAAAGTAGAGATTCGCAAAGACAAGGTTGGTGGCGTTACCTTTATTTATGAGGGCGAAAATAAACCACTAAACAAAAATGAAATCTTACACATTCCGGATGTCGTTCGACCGGGAGACACTAGAGGCATCTCAAGAGTTACGGCACTCAAGGATAACTTCGGACTTGCCCTTGCGCTAGAGTCTTATGCCGCTCGATTCTTCGGTCAGGGCGCAAGTACTAACGGCATCATCGAGTTCCCCGGCAACCTCACCCCTGAGCAAGCCAAGCAATTAGTTGAAGGCTTTGATGCTAGGCACAAGGGATTCCGCAAGGCTCACAAGACCGGAGTGCTATCTGGTGGAGCTAAATTTGTTCAGACTACAGTTGCAAACGACCAAGCGCAGTTTATTGATTCAAGGCGTATGGCTGTCGAGGATGTCGCAAGAGCGTTCAACATCCCACCGCACCTTCTCGGACTACCCGGCACTAATACTTATTCAAGTGTGGAGCAAAACAACATTGCCTTTGTAACTCACACACTTAGGCCAATAGTTCAAAAACTAGAATCAGCATTTACATCACTTATGGTCAACGAGCCCGGTGGCTCAACAGCTTTTATTAAGTTCACACTTGATGGATTATTGCGAGGCGATGCTAACTCACGATTCTCGGCTTACAGCGTTGGTCTACAGGCCGGATACCTAACCATTAACGACATCCGCAGACTCGAAGACTTGCCACCAGTTGACGGTGGAGAGATTATTCGTGTACCACTAGCGAGCGTTAACATTGATGCCGCTGAGCTAGTAGCTACCGATAAGCGAGTCAGTATGGCTCAGAAGCTTGTCAACTCCGGATTCGAGCCAGCCGATGTACTAGCTGTTATGGGCTTGCCGCCAATCGTTCACACCGGTGTACCAACTGTTCAGCTTCAAGGTGTCGCTCAAATAAACCCAACTGACCCTGAATCGGTTTACGAGGTCTAATGACTGTCAAGACTTATGCGTATAACTTGATAGAAGGCGTTAGAACTTTAGTAGTGCCACAAAGCGTAAATGTTCAGCATGTTTGTATTCATAACCACGAACACAATCAGAATCACGAAATCTATGTGGGCGGTCCTGATGTTACTTTGACTAATGGTATGCACGCAGTAGCAACGGCAACAGGTGTTATTCAGCTTTTACCCGGTGATGAACTTTACGCAATAGCAAATCAAGCAAGCAACTTAAGGATACTGGTAGTCAAATAATGCCTTATTACATAACCCAAACAAATCCTGACTGCCCCAACTGGGCTGTCGAAAAAGAAGATGGCGAACTAATCGGTTGCCATGACTCTAAAGAGTCGGCTATTGACCAAGCTGTCGCTATCAGTATTGATGAGGAGACCGAGTTCATCGGTGAGAGAGCGGCAGTTGGCTCATTAGCTATTGGCGATTTTGTTTCTTGGTCCCCACTTGACCCACGAGTTGCGGCTCAGATTGAAATGGTCGAGGGTCAGTTTGCCGTTGTTAAATTGTTCGAGTACGAGGATGGCATCTTTGAGCCAACCGAAAAGGTTATGCTGATTAATGTTTTTCAACTAGAAAAGATACCAACCCCAAAGATGATTGCCGTTGAGGTTGAAGAAATTGATGAATCAATAGATGAGCCTAGCGATGAAATTATCGATGACAGTCCTGATGATGATTTAGAGAACACTAGAGCTATAAACCAAGAAGCTCCTGCCTACATGAGAGCGGCAGCCCGGAGAGGTCTGGAATACTACGAGGAAGGCCTTGCCGGTGACGGCGTTACTCCGGGAACAATTCGAGAGGCTCGAGAGATGGCTAATGGTCGAGTATCCGATGACAAGTGGGTTCGCATTGCCGCTTGGATTGCTCGCCACCTAGTTGACCTTGACTCACCAGACGCAAACCCAGACTCTGACAATTACCCATCTGCCGGTGTGGTCGCACACTTGCTTTGGGGTTCAGGGCCAAGCAAGCGAGCAGCACAGAGAACCAAAGACTATGCTGATTCAGTAGTTGCTAGAATCAGAGCAGAGGAAACTAACAGCATGGATAACAAAGACAAGTGGCTAAAGGTCGCTAGAGCAATCGCACTAAAGATTGACGGCGCACAGCCTGACTCTAAGCAACCGGAGATAAGAACCAACAGCGTTGATTTTGAGGTCAGAGCTGAGGGTGACGGCATGACCTTTACTGGCTATGCCTCAGTATTCAATAGCCCCTCCGAAGACCTTGGTGGCTTTATCGAGTATGTTGCCCCGGGAGCTTTTAAGCGTTCGCTTCAATCTCGAAACGAGATAAAGCTACTCTGGAACCATGACTCAGGTGAGCCACTAGCTTCCCTTCGAG